ATTAAATAAAAATATAATTAAAAAAAAATATAATTAAATAAAAATATAATTAAATAAAAATATAATTAAATAAAAATATAATTAAATAAAAATATAATTAAATAAAAATATAATTAAATAAAAATATAATTAAATAAAAATATAATTAATATAAAAATATAATTAAATAAAAATATAATTAAAAAAATATTAAACAAATTAATTCAAATAATTATTTTATTTGAATTAAATGAGGTTCGGTTCAAAAACACAGGACTGAATCCACAAAATCTTTCAAGCGTCTATCCTTTGCTCGGATATTTTCTGCATTCAAATATAAGATCAATAATTTTCGGAGTTGTTTCCAATTATAGTAAGCAACTCTGGAAATATACCGATATTTGAATGTACACTTGACGATTAAAAAGTAATCACAAACTGATTCCTCTCTAGATTCAAAAAGATGTTCCAGATCGCAACATGCATCGATATAATCAATGACATCACGAGTCATTTCGCCAATAGTGAAAGCACTACCAACCAATGGCGCTTCAGTGACACTTTCAATTTGAATCAATGCTGATTCCATGTAAAATTTCAGTAATTGAATATCTATTTTAATGAAGTTATTAATATGTTATTAATTTCAATTTTTTATTATATGATTTTTATAATTTTATTATATATAAATGGGGGGTGGAAATTCAAAATCAACATCCGAGGTGAGTCAAAAATATGATACAACAATAATTACAAAAGATGATTTAGAATTACTAAATTCAAATATAAATGAATCCGTTGTAAATACTATTATAAATCAAGCAAGTAATTGTTCAGCAAGTATTTCTGGTATTCAAAATGTTAAATTAGCTAACATTAAAACTACTGGTGATTTATATCTAAACACAAAACAACAACAAACAAGCAATATAACATTTGATTGTCTTCAAATATCATCTTTTAAAAATAATATTGCAAATGATATGCTTAATAAAATAATTGATACTTTTAATTCAAATTATAAAACAGAAGTAATTGATAAATTAGAAACAATAGCAAGTGGAAAAGCTAGTTCAGGTTTTGGATCTTCTATATTCTCAGGGGATACAGTTACAAATTCAAAAACAAATGTTGATTATAAATTTAGTAACATAACTGATATTCATAAAAATATCCAAAATATAATTAAAAATAGTATTGTTACAAATCTTAACCTTGATGATGTTCAAAATTGTATAAGTAGCATTAAACAAAATCAAGAAGTCGCCATGACGAATCTTGATGTAGGTGGAAAAGTTATTGTTATTGTTGATCAAAATCAAAGTGCACAAATATTAAGTAAATGTATACAACAACGTAATATTGCAAATGATATAACTTCAAAAATAATAAATGATTTAGAATTAACTGTAAAAACAGAAACAGAAATAAAAAAACAAACAGAATCAAAAGCGGTTGCTGAAAGTGTATCAGAATCCAAAGGAATTTTTGAAAGTGTTGGTGATGGAATTAAAAAAACAGTTTCAAGTATTACTGATCCAATAAATAAATTTTTTGATGGTTTATTTGGAGGAGGAGGAAGTGGAAGTTGGATGACATATATTGTATTAATAATATGTTGTTTATCAATTATATTGATAATCGGAGGTGGATATTATTATATGACGATGAAGGGAGGAAATTTAAATAATAACCAAATACAAACAATGACCATTAAATAAAATTATTTATTTTTTAAAATAAATAATTTTAATAATAATTTTGTAATAATAATAATTATCATTTAGTTAGAATATGCTAATCCTCCCATTCCACTCATACAACGTAAAACGTTATAGTTAAATGCAAAAATGTAAAGTTTAGAATCAGTAACATAATCCAATGTTGGAACAGTTGAAATCCCCGACCGATAAGGATCAGAAAATCTTAGTGATAATTGAGTAGTATCAATACGAGACAAGTTAGCAGTACCAGACGGCTGATGTTGCTCAGGATGAAGTCCAAAACTGTAAATATTAATTCCATCGCCCGGTGTTCTAGTATGGTGTTGCCATGGTTGGACATAATTGAAATAACTGCCTTCACATGCATCAAAACGATCATGTCCGTTAAGAATAATTGTTCCATCATAAACAACATTTCCCTGACCATCAAGACGAAGTCCATAGTTATTAGGTTGGATGACTGTAACATCATATGGATTTCTACCTGCAACAGTATATCTACGTGTATCAGTGAAATCTTCAACTGGAATAGACACATCACGAAGTTGCATTGCATGAGCAACAACACTCACACCACTGAGGGTATATGTAGTCGCTCCTGCAGCAGTAATAGTCAATGCAACAGTAGTCAACTCAGACGACATGTTAAGCGTATTATACATCAAAACATCAGCATCAACATATCCATATTGAGTACCAAGTGCACCAACAGTATTATTAACATAAGTAACAACAAATCCAACAACCGATGTACCACATGTAACATTGGTAGTTTCGGTCAATGAAGATCCAGCAGGAATAACAATAGTTGGTGTCAACGACGTTCCACTTACAGTTGTTCCAGTATAAATCATATTCATTGCCAAATTGTATGCCGCATAATTCAATGCATCGGTCCATCCACCATCAGTTTCGCCATCGGCATAACACAAAAATCGCCCACGCGATCCAGTAAATGTAGATCTATTAGCTTCACCATTATATGCACCACATCTCATCGCCCAAATAAGTTCCTTGCATGGATGATTGAAATTCAACTTGAATTTTTGAGCATTCAATGTACTGGTTGCAGTTCCAGTCAATGTTTCTTCACTTGAAAATTGTACTTGTTCAATTAAATATTCATGTCCAACCTGCGCAAATCGTCTACGTTCCTCAGAATCCAAATAAATATAATCAACCATAATTGCACCCTCAGTATACTGAAATGTCGTCATACTCGGAGCAGCATTTCCACTCCATACAATCAAACGTGTAATATCCTCCAGTTCAACCTCAACACGCACTTCATGATATTGTAATGCAATCAGTGGTAGTGCCAATCCATAATTTCGACAAAACCAAAACTGGAATGGAATATATAACGTCTTTGCAGGAATAACAGTATCAGTTGCAGTTGCTGTTGCAGCCGCCAAATCAGTCATATCACTGGAATCTCCAATCATATTCTTATAACCTCTTTCCTGCTCTTCTGTATGCGTCAATTCATACCAAATATCAAGCCAAACTCCAATATGCTTATCAATAATTGTACCTCCAATTGTAACTCTTACTTCATGAATCATTGCATGTCCCAATCTATGAACCCATGCCACTTTTCCATTCAAATAACTCGTTGCACTATATGTAAGATACGAACTTGTAATTGCTGGAACTTTGATCTTTAAATACATCTTCGTTGCCAAGTCACCATTTCGTTGTACCTGAATTGAATATCTCGTCCCAGGTTTTGCTGAATCCATTGGTAATTCCATCATTTCAATTGAAAAGTTAGTATGACGACGATACACAACCTTGAAAAATGTAATCTGAGGATTACCAGTTAAGTACACATCCTGTGCACCATATGCGACCAATTGCATCAAACCTCCACCCATTAGTGATATATATTAATATTAGATTTTATAAATATTTTGATCACACAAAATAAACACATAAATAAATATATTGATTCTTCATATCATGTCACTATTCAAACACAAATCACACGACAGAAAAATTATAGCAAATTTTAGAACAATTGACGAAATCCATCAATGTAAATTATTACAATTCAAAAAACAATTAGAATTATTACCCATTAGAAAAACTAAATTAAAAAATCTTATAGAACAATTACATAACCTAAATAAATCAAAAATATATACCGTTGAAACAATCGCTAAAAAATCAATTTTAAAAGATAAAATTAAATATCTAAAATCACTCATTAATAACACAGAAAATAATTCAGATATCATGAATTATCTTGGAACAACAGGAAATATTTTATTTGATTATTTTGATATAACATTCGGATCAAAATATAATATCCCAAAAAGTTATTATAAAAATGAAAATTTAGAAGATACAAATACAATTCCAAAAAATCTTAAAATTCTTGAACAATTAACACAACATATGAAAAAAATTAAAAAACCAGTTAAGAAAAGAAAAATTTCCCCCGATATTAAAGCAAAAAAATCCATTCTAGATTTTATTGAAATAAAAAAATCAAATCCATCCAATCAAACTAAATTAGAACTACAAAATAATTATTTATTAATTACCGATAAAACTTATGCATGCTCAAAAGTTAAAAAAATTAAATCTTATTTTTGCGAAAAATGCAATATCGAAAAAATATTATGTCCATCTGATTCTTATTATGTCTGTCCCAAATGTGGAGAAGTAGAAAATATTATCGTTGAAAGCGAAAACATAAATCATAAAGATTCATCCGACTCAAAACCAAAATATCCTTATAAAAAAATTAACCATCTTAAAGAAAAACTTGCACAATTTCAAGCTAAAGAAACAGCTGACATTCCAGACTCAGTATATGATATAGTCGATTTAGAACTTAAAAAAAATAGACTAAATCCTGATGAAATAACATTCAATGATATCCGAATTATCCTCAAAAAATATAAATTAACTGACCATTACGAACATTTACAACAAATATATTGCCGTGTATCAGGAAAATTACCTGTTTCTTTATCCAAAGAAACAGAAGAAAAAATAATTAACATGTTTTTATCTATTCAAGACCCATTTAGAAAATTTTGCCCCTCTAATAGATCCAATTTTCTAAACTATTTTTATGTTCTTAATAAAATTTTTAGAATAATCGGTTTAGAAATATATGCTGATTATTGGCCCCTTCTAAAAAGTAAGGATAAATTACGTGAACAAGACATAATATGGAATAAAATATGCAACCAGATGAAATGGGAATTTCATTCATCATTCAATATGTAAAATATAAATTTAATATGCATCGTCGCGTCTAATAAATATGTTTTAGTTTATATATTTATTATATTAGATGAATACTAAATTTACTAAACAAGATGACACCAAACAAATTTCAGATGTAAATATTGACGATGAAACATTGAAATACAATAAAATTGATACTTTAGATGAGGATGATCCAATTGATTCTGCTGAAGGAAAATTATATGCATTAATTTCTTTTATCAGCCCGGAAGGATTAATGAATTGCAAAATAAGAGGAATAAAAATTAGAGGATTTTTTCATGCATCCAATGAAGAAGAATTTAAAGAACGATCGCTGAAATTAACTAATAAACTTAGAAAAAAAGATAAATATTTTGATATATTTGTCCAAGAAGTTGGAAAATGGTGTCCATGGGATCCTGACCCATACGACTCAAAAGCAGTTAAAAATGTTGAAATTGATGATGAGAAATTAAATGAAATCATGAAAAAAACCCAAAAACACAATATGATGGAACTCAATGAAATTGTTGGAAGACATAAAGAAGGAATTGATAAAAATGATAAAACATTTAAACAACGAATTGCAAGTACCATCAAAGATAATTCTGGATCTGGATCTGGATCTGGATCTGGTTATAGTGATCCTCATGGAAAAGAAAAAGTTGAAGAATTTAGAGATCATTTACGCAAAAAATTAGAAAATAGTAAAGAACGTCATGACTCCGATGAAAAAACACAATTACAAGAAAATATTAATAAAATGAAGGAATTATTTGAAAAATATCAAGATGATAAAGAACATAATAAATAAATATATTCTTAATATTGAATATTGTTTATATTTATATATATGTTTTAATTTATTTAATAATGATTTATTCATTATTAAATAAAATTTAAAATATTTATAAAATTTTTTTATATAAACTCTTTCCAAAAATCTTGTTTAAAATACTTAAACATTCTCCAATCTGTTATAAATGTACTCCATTTTGTTGCTTTTATTATTTCTTTAAATTTTTTACTATTTATTGCTTTAACAATTTGTTCCCCTTCTTTTTTGGATTTTATTTTAATTCCATATGTTATTTGGGACATTCCATATTTACCTTCAAAATCATTATATGGATATTGATAACGTCCAAAATTCAATATTACTTTTTTAATTCCAAAATGTTTTTTATTTTTAATATTTGAATAAACATATATAATTCCATTTTGATTCATACAATGTATAATAGGAAATTTAAATTCATCTGATTTTATTTTATTAACCCATTTTTTATCGGTTCCATAAATACTTCTGCTATATATTACATTACATGCATTATTCATATTTTTACATAAAATTTTTTCAATTGTTTCAAAATTATAATTTGGAATCCATTCATATTTTGAAATATTTACTTCATGAATCATATTTTTTTCATCCTTAATAATTGTGTTTTTATACTTATTTTTATTTTGTAAAATATACCAATCATATCGTGTACTACTTCTAAATATTTTTTGTCCATCTTCTTCTGGGTGAATTTCTAAATAAATCAATTGTCTTTTTTTAAACTCACTGAATAATTTATGTTCTGGTTTTCTCCATCCTGCAGGATGTACATAAATTACAAAACCATTTTTTATTACAAAATTATTAAATGTTCTAGTTACAAATTTCTCCCATATTGCACGACCACCATATCCACCTTTCCGTATTCCTAATGTTTTTTCTTGATAAGGAGGATTACCAACTACTAAATCAAAACCTTTAATATTCCATTTTTCTTTTATATCTAATTTTAGAGTATCACCCTCATTATAATTTAATTTATATTCATTATATGGATCAATTAATAATTTACATATAAATATATTAGTAGGATTAATGTCACTAAAATATAAACATTCTTCAACTATTTCCTTGTATTTTAATCCTGCATTTAAAAACTTATTTACAATATCAATTAAAAATCCACCTTTTCCGCAACATGGTTCAAAAACACGGTTTTTCTTTTTCCAAAATTCCGGTACATATTTATCTATTGTTCCTAACATTTCTTGTCGTAATTTAAATGGCGTTGATATTTCCGCATTTTTCTTCTTTTCTAATTCCTGTGGTATTAAATAATTATCTATCAATTCTGATAACTTTTTATACTTATAAAATTTTTTATTTTTATGAATATATTTTAATTTATTTAGTAATGATTTATTCATTAATAAATAAAATAAATACT